ATATTTGGATAAAGGATTTAAACCTTACTCAACGTGGTTTGAGGGGATGGTTAAAAAACTTAAGTATGACAAGAGAAAAGTTGCACAGGAATTAGAGTGTAACTTCTTGGGATCAGGTGATAATGTGTTTGATGCCAACCAATTGATGAGAATTAAAGAAAACGACATCAAAGAACCAGATGGTAAGATGATGGCTGGTAATTTATGGATATGGAAAGAACCTGTATTAACACACAAGTATATTATGGGTATTGATGTATCCAGAGGTGATTCAGAGGACTTCTCATGTATTGTGATAATAGACTTCGACGATAGAGAACAAGTGTTTGAATACGTCGGAAAACTACCACCAGATACATTGGCAGAAATTGCATTTAAGTGGGGTAACATGTATAATGCATTTGGTGTTACGGATTTAACAGGAGGTATGGGTGTTGCAACAGCAAGAAAACTACAAGAGTTAGGATATAAGAACCTGTATGTTGAAGGTGTAACAGATAAAAACAAATATAAGTGGGATCCTAAAAGAGATGAGAAAATACCTGGAATTAATTTTAATAACAAACGTGTTCAAATTATTGCAGCATTTGAAGAGGCACTAAGACATGATTTTAAAATTAGATCATCAAGGTTATTGAATGAAATGGGTAAATTCATATATGTTCATGGAAGACCCGATCATCAAAAAGGACATCATGACGATTTGATTATGGCGATATCTATGGCAATTTATGTCGGAGATACTTCATTCCAAAGTTTATCTAAAGTTGTAAGTCAAACAAAGGTTATGATACCTGCAGGTGGAACAAATAGTGGAAGGTATCCATCAGAAGCAACAAAAAGCGATTATCAAAAGTATTTATGGTTATTCGGGAAGTAATCTATTTAATATTTCCAGGAAACAAATAGAATTATAACATGAGTGAAAAGAACCTAACGGTCTGGCAAAGATTATCCCAAGCTTTTGGTCCTAATTCTCTTTTGAATCAAGATTATCCTACACTTAAATTTGATAAAAAAGAGTTATTAAGAACCCAAGATAAGGAGCAATATGAGCGTGAAAAACTTCAGGCACAGCAAACCTTTTATCTGTCCAACCAATGGGCGAAAGTTGAGAATAATATGTATTCTCAAGCGGTTTACTATGAACCAACAAGACTTGCATCAGTTTATGATTATGAGTCAATGGAGTATACTCCTGAAATTTCTGCCGCGTTAGATATCTACGCTGAAGAATCTACAACAACAAACGAAGATGGTTTTATATTACAAATTTATTCTGAGTCAAAAAGAATCAAAGGTGTATTAGCCGATTTATTTAACAATACGATGGATGTTAACACTAACTTAGCAATGTGGACAAGAAACACATGTAAGTATGGTGATAATTTTGTATATCTTAAATTAGATCCTGAAAAAGGTGTTGTTGGTGTACAACAATTACCGAATATTGAAATTGAAAGGGTTGAGGCAGGTATGCACGAAAGAAGAGCTCAATCTATTGAAAATCCAACAGAACATAAGGCACTTCATTTCACTTGGAAGAATAAAAACATGGAATTTCAATCATGGGAAATTGCTCACTTTAGATTATTAGGTGACGATAGAAAACTTCCATACGGAACATCTATGTTGGAAAAAGCAAGAAGAATATGGAAACAATTATTGTTATCTGAAGATGCAATGTTAATCTATAGAACATCAAGAGCACCTGAAAGAAGAATTTTCAAAGTGTTTGTTGGTAATATGGAAGATGCGGATGTTGAAGCATATGTACAACGTGTTGCAAACAAATTCAAAAGAGATCAGGTTGTTGATCAAAAAACAGGTAATGTTGATATGAGATTTAATCAGATGGCTGTTGACCAAGATTATTTCGTACCTGTTAGAGATCCAGCAGCTCCAAGTCCAATTGATACATTACCGGGAGCTCAGAACTTAGCCGAAATTGCGGATATTGAATATATCCAAAAGAAACTTTTAACCGCACTTCGTGTACCTAAGGCTTTCTTAGGTTTTGAAGATGTTGTTGGTGATGGAAAAAATTTGGCTTTACAAGATATTCGATTCGCCAGAACTATTAATAGAATTCAAAAGAGTATGTTAGCGGAACTTAATAAAGTTGCCATCATTCACTTATTCTTATTGGGTTTTGAAGAAGAAATTGAAAACTTTACACTTGGATTAACAAATCCTTCTACTCAAGCAGATTTATTAAAAATCGATGTTTGGAAAGAAAAAGTATTACTATACAAAGACGCAGTTTCAGATCCTGG